ATGAAATAGGACAGGCTTTAATACAAGATGGTGGATTTCTTAGAACATTCATGGCGAATCTTCTTGATGTAGGAAGAGGTATTCTTTATGCTATGGATTCAACGGGAAAATATAATGACCAAATTGGTAAATTAGGATCAGCAGGTAAAATTGCTTATGAAGTAATGATTGGATTAGAAAGGGGATTAAAAGATGTATGGCGTGCTATGACCCCACTTATTACCATTGTAAAAACTTTAGGGGAGGGGATTTCTTACTTAGTTGGAGTTATAGGAGGAACATCAGGTCTTAGTATGGTTATAGAGGCTTTAGTTTTATTACTTGTTGGGAGGTTAGCTTTTGCTTTTACAGGTTGGTTAGTTGGATTGACGATGGTAAAATCGGCAATTTTAGGGGTAGCTTCTGTATTAGCAGTATTTACAGGTGGGGGGTTGAGTAGTTTTTCTTTAGCTCTTATAGCTTTGGCTATTCAAACTATTCCTATGGTCATATCTAAATTAGGAATAATGGGAGCAGTAATTGCAGGTATATTAACTTTAATAACTCTGGCTTCTGGAAAATCTAAAGATCTCTCTGTGGAGACAGCTAAATATGGATTTGAAGCCAGCATTAAAAGTATGGAGGAAACACAGTCAAAAATAAAGGATTTACAGTCACAAGTAGAAGTTGCCAAAGCTGATATAGTCAAAAATAAGCCAAAAGATTATAAACAAGGACAAAATAGCAATCTGGATCAATATCTTTTTCATAAATTAGAAAACATGAAATTTTTGGAGGCTGAATTAAAAGCATATCAGAAACAAGAGGGTTTGTTAAAAAAGGCTTCAGAAGAATCTGCTAAAGACAAAAAAGATGCTGCAGGTGGTCCTCCCCCTCCTATACCAGGAAAAGAGAAAAAAGTTGTTTCTTACGATAGAAGCATAAGTGAATTACTTGAACAAGAAAGAAAGGCTAAGTTAGCTCAAGACAAATTAGTAACCGATGATGCAATAAAAGAACTTGACAGAAGACACAAACTCAATCTCCTGAGTGATGGAGAATACTATGCTCAAAAAAGTGCCTTAACTCAAGCTTTTGCAGATAAAGAAATTATTGAATTGGATAGAGTTTGGCAAAAAGAAAGAGAACCAAAACTTTTAAAAGATATTCGTGAAACTTCTGGTGATGAAAAAGAAGCTGCTAAGGCTAAATATAGGGTTGAATACGAGCAGTATGTTCGTGATTTTCAGGCATTAAAATCGAAAGAGAAAAATGCAGAATTGGACGAAAATTTTAGAAGAGAAGATAATTCATTAAAATCTTTAGCAGCAGCCAATCAATTTTATATAACATGGAAGACAAAACGGGATGATGAATATTATGCTAATTTGGAATGGCTTAGGGAAGAAGATTCCAAAAATAATCAGTTCATGTTTGATCGTGGAGAAATTTCGGCTGTAAGTTATTATGACAAATTAAAAGAACTGAGTAAAACCAGATATGATAATGAAAATAGCCGAATTGATGCAAATATTGCCTTAATAAATAAAGATTATGATGCCCAAGTAAGATTAGCAATTGCTAATGATACATCACTTGATGCAATTAATAAAGCCAGAACTTTAAAAATCCAAGAAGAAGAAGAAAAAAGATTAGGCATTAAAAGAAAATATGCCAGTGATATTGTTGAAACAGAAAAGAAAATGATTGCGGATATTAATGCAATTTATCAAAGTAGTGGAACTTTAGGAGTTTGGAAAGAGTTTCTTAATCAGATGTATGCAGAAACTCAAAAAAAGGGAGAAGCTATTTTAGGTTTATTCAAAGGCATAGCTTCTGATATGAAGTCTTCTTTATCTGGACTATTCTATGATCTATCTAAAGGTAATATTGATCCAGATAAAAAAAGTAAATTAGCCAATATAGATACTCAAATGGCTAATCTTAATGCCGAAACAGAAAATGTTAGATTAACTAGGGAACAAATATCTGCCAATGAAGCTTTAACTGAATCAGAAAGAACTGCTTTAAATGCTGCTTTGGATGCTCGTCAAAAACAAATTGATGCCCAAAAAGAATTACTTAAAGCCCAACAAGATGCTGTAAATAATTCCAAAGATTTAGGTGAAGTGTTTCAATCTTTTCTTGACAATATCACTAAAAAGATGTTTGACTTTATGGCCGATCAAATGGTCAATGATTTTTTTGCTTTATTGTCAGGTAAATCCCCAAAAGGTGAAACTGCTACAGGGAAAACAAGTTTTGTAGATATTGTTAAAACATGGAGTGATAAGGTTAAAGGTTTATTTACTGATATGAAAACTTCTGCTACTGATGGAATGGCAGAATGTTCCGATACTGTACAATCAGGAATGGGAGCAATTTTAGAGGATGTTAGTTTTGGAGGAGAAGACATAGTTGGAGGTTTTGATAGTATTTGGAGTAAAGTTTGGGACAATACAACTACTTGGTTAGTTACTCTTGGAGAGTCAGTATCTGGATATTTAGAAGATCTTTGGAAAGCAGTTTCAGGTTTTCTTGAGCAAATAGGGACAGCTTTGGGAGGTAGTGGTGGTTCTTTTGGTGGCGGAAATACTCCGATTGATTCTGTAGATACAGGAGACCTTGCTGGAGTAGTATATCATTCTGGAGGAGTAGTAGGCAATATGCAAGGGGGAATATCGAAAAGAATGTCTGCTCGTATGTGGGATTATGCTCCAAGACTTCATGGGGGTCTTCGTGCCAATGAATATCCTGCAATCTTAAAAAGAGGCGAAACTGTTACACCAGCCGGGCAATCAGTTACTCCTCAAGTTGGGGTTTTTGTTAATGTTCAAAATAGAACAGGGATGGGGGTAGTTGCCAGATCAGGAAGTTTGAAGCAACTTAGTAGTGGTAAAACTCAAGTTAAAAATATAATTTTGGAACTTATGTCAACTGATTATGGTTTTAGAGGAGCAATGGGATAATGGCCACTTTTCCGACTTTTAGTAGAACTGTTGAATGGGAAATGGAAGAATCTATAGAAGATTCAAGTGTTAAGTCTACATTAGAATCTGGACATATTCATAGTCGTCCTAAGTTCACAAGAGATAGAAAATTATGGAATGGTGTAACATATAAAAATTTAAATGCTACTGATAGGACTGCTTTTTTATCTTTTTTAGTTGAAGTTAGAGGAACGTCTACTACATTTACTTGGAACTGTCCAATTGATAGCACTAATTATGTTGTTAGGTTTTTACAAATTCCTTCTTTGTCAAGATTAATTCCAGGATATTATCAATTATCTTTTGGAGTTATGGAAGAATGAAAACTCTATCAGCCGCAAGTATAGTAGAAAAAAATAGATTATCATCTCCTTATCCTTGGCTTATTCTACTTGATATTGCTTTTCCAAATAATACAACTTATTTAGTTAGAAATACTGATATAGTTTCATTTAAAGGAAACGATTATACACCTTTTCCATTTGAAATAGAGTTTGGAAAAGAAACTTCAGCAGGTGATATTCCTACAGTAACATTAAGAGTCTCAAATGTTACTCGTGTAATACAAAATATAATTGAATTATCTGATGGTTTGATTGATTTTGATGTAATAATTCATATAGTTAATCATCATTATCTATCGGATGATTATTCAGATTTGGATTTACATTTAACAGTAATGAGTTGTACTTGTGATGAATCTTGGGTTACATTTAATTTAGGGTTAGAAAATCCATTACAGAAGAGATTTCCAAAATTGAGATATTTTAGAGATTATTGTAATTGGAAATTTAAAAGTATTGAATGTGGATATGGAGGAAGTATAGAAATCTGTAAAAGAAATTTTTCCGATTGCAAAAACCCAAAAAGATTTGGGGGGTTTAAAGGATTGGCAGCAACAAATATCAGATATGTTTAATTTAAATGATTTAATAGGAAAGAAATTTAAATATAATACTTTTGGTCCTGATGAGTATGATTGTTACGGATTATGTCAAGAGGTATGTAGAAGAGGAGGCATTTATTTACCTAATCAAGAGAAATTTGCTGAATTACATTCTCCTTACCCAGACTGTTCAATAAGAGGAGATGAAAGAATATCTTTAGTTGATAAATGCGTTGATTCGGCTTCACGAATGTGGTTTAAAAAATTAGAAAATCCTGAGCCTTATAGTATTGTTGTGTTTACTAAAGGCCCTCATTTTGCTGGACATATTGGGATTGTTATTGATAAAAATAGGTTTATTCATACTTATCCAAAACGGAATTGTTGTATTGAGTATTTAGATAATCCGTTGTGGAAAAATAAAATAGAAGGATTCTACAGATATGTCGGTCAACCTAATCAGAATTAAAAATCCTTTTGATACGTCTCGTAAAGATGTTTTACAGATTCCTTATGGTCTTAATCTTCTACAGATAAGAGGTTATTATTTATCATGGGATGTTCCCATTAGTATTTCATTAGATGGTAAATCTGTTGAATATAAAGAATGGGAAAATATAGTTCCTAATAAGAACCAATGGGTGGTTGGTATTCCTGTATTTATGGGGAGTCTTCCAGAATGGATTGATCCTACAGGAATTCTTACAAAGGGTCCTATGCCTTCAGAAGGACCAGGTGAAAATTATCATGGTTTATTTGGTCCCCCTATTACTCCATTTGAACCAGCTACACGATTTTTAGATGATACCCTTGATAATTTTGCCAGAAATAATCCTGCAGTAATTGACATTGCTGCTGGTATAGTGGGTATAGTAGGCGGAGTGATAATCCCCGGTTGGGGGGGATTAGCCGGACCAGCTTTTAGATATTTGGTTACTCGTCATATATTAGGTGTTCCTAATGCCCCTGCTGTAAAACCTTTCTCAGGAGTTAAACCAGGACGTCCAAGTTTTGGGGGAATTGGAGGATTTGAAGGTGGAGGGGGATTTGAGGGAGGAGGTGGAGGTGGAGGTGGAGGTGGAGGAAACACCTCCCAAACTTATTCTTGGAATCCTCAAACTCTGCAAGCAGAAGGTGTTACTGTACCAAGAATATATGGAGTAATGAGATGTTTTGGAAATATTATTGCAAGTAATTCAGATTTGGTGGGTGACGTATCCTATTTGTATTCTTTAATTGCTTTTAGTCAAGGGCCTATTGCAGATTACACATCTATTGAAATAAATGACCAACCTATAGCTACATATACAGAAATAACCATAGAAGAAAGATATGGTTACATTAATCAAAGTCCTATATCTATGTTTAATGAAGTTAAAATAGAAACAGCCGTAGGAGCACAAGTAAAAAAGAGCGATGGTGCAGGGGGGATAGGTAGGTACACTTCATCGACTCCATTTGATGCTTTAGATATTGTTATGAGTTGGCCTAACGGTATTTATTCTTTAGATTCTACTACTGGAGATATTAAAGACCATAAAGTAATATATTCCATAGCTTATAGAAATGTAACTACTTACAGTCCTTGGGAGTTTATAGGGCCAGTTACAAAATATGGAAACGATAGGAAAGCACTATCAACTACCCATCGTATTGATAGTTTTGATATAACACCAGGTCAATATGAAATAAATGTAATTAAAATATCTGATGATTATGAAAACGTACACTATTCAGAATCAACATATTGGTCTATGATTAAAGAGGTTATATTTGATGATTTTGCTTATCCAAAATTAGCAATGATAGCTATTAAAGCTCTGGCTACTAATCAAATATCAGGATCATTAAAGATTTCCACACGTGTTCATGGATTAACTGTTAGAGTTAAAGGAGCAGATGGACGTTGGAGGGCTGAGGGAGCTTGTGATAATCCTGCTTGGGTTGTGTATGATATTTTAACCCAACCTGTTTATGAAGATAATGGATCGAGTTTAACGGGTTATTTTGATGAGACTTATCTTTATCCTATAGTTAATAGATATGAAGGTATTGACCCAAGTAGAATAGATGATGATGCTTTTTATGATTGGGCTTTATTTTGTGATGAATTAGTGACAGGTAAAAACACTCCTACAGAGAAGAGGCATATATTTAATGGTGTATTTGATACAACTATGTCTTTATGGGATGCTGCTAATTTAGTAGCCACTTCTGCTCGTGGGACACTTATAATTAGAGGATATAAATATACCGTTGTTATTGATAAACCTACGGAACCTTCTCAATTATTTAGTATTGGTAATATTCAAAGTGGAGGATTTTCAGAGCATTTCTTACCTTATGAAAGTAGATCCAATGAAATTGAAATTGATTTTTTAAATGAACAAAAAGAATATGAAATGGATTTGATTACTATAGTAAATCCAAATATAACAGACGTAGAAAATAGAATGTCTATAAGTCTATTTGGAGTAACCCGACCCAGTGAAGCCTGGCGAAAGGGAATGTATCAACTTTATTGCAATCAATATGTCAGAAGAAGTTTAGAAATTAATGTACCTATGGATGCTTTAGCTTCATCCGTCGGAGATGTTATTTATATTCAACATGATTTGCCTGCTTGGGGAGAAGGCGGACGTATAGTTAGTGCCACAATAAATACTGTTACTCTTGATCAAACGGTTACTTTAAGTGCCCATACAACTTATGAAATATTATTAAGATTGCAAAATGATACATTAATCACTAAAATAATTGCCGATACTGCTCCAGGAGATTATACTACTCTTTCTGTAACTGTACCGTTTTCTGAAATACCTCAACAACATGATGTATATGCTATTGGTATTCAAAATATTTCTGCTAAACCGTTTAGAATATACGAAATAGAATTTACTTCTGATTTCTTTTTTAAATTATATTGTTTGGAATATACTGAAAATATTTATCAGATAGATACTGATACTCCTGTTTTTGAGGACATTCAATATGCTAAATTAGATGTTATGCCTTTAGTAACAGATGTTTTATTATTTGAATCCCTTGTTAAAGGACAAGATGGAAGTTTACATACCAATTTAGAAGTTATTTTTACTAAACCAAATAATGTTGCTTATGACCATGCAGAAATTTGGTTTAAAAAAATTTCAATTAATTTTGAAGGAGGAGAGTCAGGGAAAGAGAATTATCTTCGTGGTTTAAATTGGACTTATGCAGGTAAGACTTTTAGTGAGCAATTTACAATTCCTGATATATTTAAAGATTATGTTTATCGGGTAGCTGTTTCAACGGTAAATGTAATTAATCAAAAATTTAATCCAAATAATTCTCCTCGAAAGGACATAACTACATTAGGACTTTTAGTTCCCCCAAGTGATGTAACAAATTTTACTGCTTATCAAAATTTGGGCATAGTTTCTTTTATGTGGAAGCATATTACGGATCTTGATTTGTGGGGATATGAAATACGAACAGGTGTAACTTACGCCAATTCAATAGAAGTTATTGATATTCAATCAGCTAATAGATATGATTGGCCTATTCCTCTTAATGGGACTTATCGTTTTTGGATTAAAGCCGTTGATACTTCAGGAATTAAATCAAAAAACCCCGCTACTTTAGATATTACTGTTACCGGGGTTGATGATATGCTCAATTTTGTATATGACCATGACATCATTACTGAAAACAAACCTACAGAACCAACGGGTACTAAATTTCATTATAAATGGACAGGTGGGGAATATTATCAATGGTATGTGTTTGGTGAAGCAGGAATAGGTATTTCTCCTTCTTGGTCTGGGGAATTTATTACTAATCCTGATTTCTTGGGTTACTATCAATCTAATTTTATTCAAATTGCAGATATGTCCTTAACTTCAACGATACGTTTACAAGAAACTACGGATGTTACGGCTGTAAATGCAACAGATCAAACTTTTCCAGATCGTTTAGATACAACTTATCCTTCTGATACCGATCAACATGTAACAACCGTCACTCCAACTTCTTTATACTATCAAATAAGTACGAATGGAACTACGTCTGGTGAGTTTACAAAATATTTAGGACCAATTAGAGAAAGTTTAAAATATATTAAAATTCGAGAAGTAGCCATAGCTGATAATTATAATACTCAAGTTAAGTTGACAGGTATTAGGATTGCTATTGATATGGACGATATTGATTTTGATCTTGATTTGGAAGTTGCTGCTGCGGGCACAACTGTTACATTTGCTACTCTTGGATATGATTTTTATATTACTCCGTATATTCAAGCATCTACAAGTTATAGATCAGGTTCACCGGTTGCTGTAGCTTTAATCCCCGTTATTTCAAATATAACAATTGATGGTTTTAAAATAACTATGATGGACATTGTTGGTCAAGGTAGAGCAGGTTATGCTCATATTAATGTTCATGGTTTTTAAAGCCAACACTATGAAAGAAATAAATTTTTAAAAGGAGAAGATTATGTCACAGGGTTTTGATGGTACTAAGCC